ACGTAAAGAGTAGGTACCAATGTACGTTCAAAATACCATTCTGATGGTTGTCCTGTTTCTGTTTTCTTTGGTAAATCTAAATAAGCCATTCGACTAATTCTATCTACAGCATAATCATTAGTTTCATTATTAACCACCGCAGATAAGACATCTATAATTCCTCTTTCTTCTGGAGAAGAAAAACTATAACTAGGTTGACTTGCTACTAATGTTTTAGAACCTTGTGTAATTTTCCATAGATTTAAGCCACGGTTCGCCCATTCTGAAAACATAATGTCTAAAGAACGGCGAGCCGTGTCTAAATCATATCCTTTACGGGTTTGTAACCCACAACGCTCAAAAGCTTCTTCAATTATCTCATCAATTTTGAGATTAAACTCCGTAGTTCCTGAAGTTGCCATGTCATCCTCGTTTTCTTCTCATCTTAGCAAAAGTTTCTGCTAGACGTGCTCGTTGACCAAGTTTACCACCTTTTTTAGCAGCTTTGGCTAATTTTTTAGCTGGTATCTTTTTGCCTTTTTTAACACCGAGAGAACGACGAAGAGCTCCTGGTTTTTTAACCGCTTTTTGTATCCACTTTTTATCTGCCACCGGTTTTCCCATTTACCCCATTAAAAACTTCCGATGGTTTTTGTCCCATCATCAATCTTTTTTTCATTGGAACGTGACCTTGAGGTTGTGTAGTGGGTTTTCCCATTTTCACTCCTCTTGGACCTACAGGCTCACCATAAGACTTTACCGTCTTAGAAGCTTCGAGAGCAGATCTAGTTTGTGCAGTTGAATCATAATAACTTGGCATTCATACCTCCTATGTAGTGTAGAAGACTACGCATCCCGCTGTTTCTGCATCAGCGTCAACGCACAGTCCGGTTTTAAATAATACTCCCATCTCAGGAATATATGTATTAGCATTTGCTCCACCAGGAATAACAAGATCCATAATTTTATTCCCACCAGCAATGTCACCAGTGGCTGCACAATCATGAAAAGCAATAGTCGTGGAATCGGTTGGTAACGCTGCTGCGTCATAACCTTTTAAAAAACCACGTTTGTTACTAATTAAAGTTTCGTTGTTTCCTGCCGTCGCATTTTTAGCAAAAACTGGAGTTGTCATAATGTTTTTCCTCTCTAATTATTACGATGCAAAAGCAAATGCGCCAGTAACAGCTGCTGCTGCACCAGTCATTTCACTTGCAATGTGCCATGTTCCATCTTCAAAACACATAAAAGCAATTTTGCTTCCAGTTGTAAAACAGTTTGTTGCCGCGTCAGCTGGAGTGAAAACTAATTGTGTCTCACCTGCTGTTGAAGTATCAAAAGTTACTTCACTTGAGTCTCTTGATTCTATTAAAGAACCAGTTGCCCAAACATCAGATCCTGCTGCATCAAAAGTGAGAGTAGCAGTTCCGCCAGCTGTATCTTTAGACTGAACGTAAACCGCGATTGCACCTCTAGTTGCTGCCGGTAATGCTACAGCACATGCTGCTGCACCTGTGTAGTTAACAACTGCAATAATTCCATCAGCGATAGAAATATTTGCTGCTGTTGCTGTGTCAGCTAAAGTTAAATTTGTAAGATCAGGCATACCTGAACTCATTCTAGTTGTAACTGCACCTGTTGTTGCATTTTTAGTAGCCATTTGAAAGCCACCCTCAGACCTTATCGGTCCATTAAAAGTAGTTGCTGCCATATTATTCTCCTTTGGTCGTATAGACCATTTCGTTACGTAGTCTCTATACCGTCTGCCTAGCCAGTCTACATAACTAAATTAATACTAGGTATACTTATTGTTTAAAACAAAAAGGGCGCTTTGTAAAGCGCCCTTTAAGCAGTTAATTAAGTTAAAAACTTAACCTCCTTGTGTTCCGTAAACTCCACGAGGATCAGACCAGCCGAAGCTGTATCTTTCTCTCGCTTTATACCTAACGTTTCCAGTATCGAAGTCACCTTCCATAGAGGTTGCGATAGGGGCTCTCACAAACATTTTAAGTCCGTTTGGAACGTCAGTTAATAGCCACCATGCATCTGTGTCAGTTATGTAGTGATTAACCACATATCCTTCAGGGATCATACCCATATTTTTCATTGCGTTGATGTTATTATCTGCGCTGTTGCTCTGTAAAGGAGAATTTAGAACTCTGTCTGCAATAAATTGCGTATTGACAGGAATTACTAATTTTCTTCCTTTAGCAGCTACTTTTAAACCTCTCTCATCAATAAACCCTGCGATATCAATTAATCCAGTTTCTAAAGATGATTCATTTAGGTCAGCGTCAGTAGTTGGTCTATTTGCAAAAACACCACCTTGCGTAGTAGCATGGTTTGTTGTGCAAAGCATAGATCCGTCACCACCAAGGTAACTAGCACTAAATGAGTTGTTTAAAGTTGCAGCACTTTTAACTTGTTTTGTGTTTGCCATTGAACGAGCTAAAGCTCTTGTATAACGAGCCGAAAGCCTATCATACAAGTTGTCTTCAATTGCTTCCTCCGTGATTGCGAAAGCTAAAGCAACAGTTTCGTTAGTATAGCGTGCAGTAAAAGCTTCTTGCGCTTGATCGTAAGCGATCGAGCTACCTTCAGGTTTTACACCTGCACTACCAAAACCAACTAACATTACTTCTTCTTCGAATGCACGATCAGATGATTCAATTGAATAAAGTTCTTCATGCTCACGGTCATAGCGTTCGTACTCCAGGCCAAATAGGGCATTCAAACCTGGCTCTAACTCTTTGACCAATTGCGATCTTGATATAGCCATATTTTATTCTCCTATTATATTCCTGTTAAGGTTGTGTACGCATGTTCGTTGATTCTTACAACAAAGTTTACGTTGTTAGACGATATATCATTGTTGTCCACATCAGCGGTTACATCCACAATTCTTAACTGTTCAGCAGTAGCTGCCGCGTTTGGCGCGTCAATTTTGCATGAACTTAATCCTGAAGTCGAGTTTCCGTTTGCATTTCCAGCTGCATTAGCATTTGCTCCTATAACGGCTTGACCAGTTGTTCCAGCCACTGATTGACATTCAAACAAAGTATTAGGATCGTCATAGACTTTCACTTCTACGTCTGTTTCATTGTATGTCTCAGTTGAAGCAGGCCAGTATTTTGCAAATTTTGGACTGCCTTCTGAGTCAGTGTAGTAAAATCCTCCACAAACACCTAGGATATTAGCAGTAGTATTATCTGTTGCTATTGTAATAAATCCGTTTGCTTGCAAAACCACAAGACTGCCTGTGTAGATTGCTGAACCAGCATCGGTCGCCATTTTATAGGTGCTAAAGCCTGAACTGTTGTACGTCGCACCAAGCGTCTTAGCTGGTCGAAGTCCAAAAGCGGCATCTATATTAGCCATAATATACTCCTAAAAATGATCCGAGTTCTCTAGTTTCCAGACTCATTCTTTCCTCTAGATCCCCCGAAAGTTACACGACTTTGCCTCTCCTTATGGATAGGCATGCTTTTATGCTCTTCCTTGAATAGATCTCTATCCACGGATTCCATTTGATCTGTTGTTTGTCTTTGAAAATATTTATTTCGCGACTCTACAACTTCCAATGGAACACGAGCAAGCAATAAGCCACCAATTCCAATAACACCTGCATGTTTCCCATCTTCTTGAGTTGGGAGGTCCCAGTCAGGATATTCGTCGGCTCGAACAAGTTCATAACCTTGTCTTAACCTACTGATAATATTTTGGTTATCTTCATATCCCCTGGCACTAGCCCTTAACCAACGGTGTTTATAGCCGTCGGGCGCAGGAGGTGCCTCCAAATTATTCGGTGGTCTCCATTCTGTCGGTCGAGTTGTACTCTCACGTAGATTGGCATTGCGGGGAGTTTTGTTAACAACAATATCTTCTTCGATCTCTATATCTGCTAAAGTTTCTTTAGCAGGAGATTTTTTCTTTATTTTTGTCATAGCCTACTCCTTCACGTATTTGGCATATTCTTGTAAAGATACTCCAAGTTTTTTCGCAATAGCGACTTGGCTTGGTGATAACTTCACGGTTTTGCGTCCAGATTTGCTTGATGTTCGGGATGCAGATGCGACAGCCTGGACGGGTCTATCACTACTGTTAGTATTCTCCCCAAATTTATGGGGAAACTCGTTTCGTATTCGTTTATCAATTTCACTATAATACTCATCGCTGTTCGGGTCAAATCCTTCTTGCTCTGTCAGCTTCTTATGTAAGGAATAAGCCGTATAGGTCATAGCATCATCTTTTCCAAACCATGAATTTTTTTGAGCCCAAGCTTGAGCTTTAGGATCTGGAGGTGGTGCTACGGGTTGTTGAACCGGAGCTGCTGTTTGAGGATTAACAGGAACTTCTTTTTGTTGTTCTTTGTGAGGTTTAGAATTTTCAAATTTTTGAACCTGTTGTTGATCTACAGCTAATTGAGCTAAAATGGCTTGAGCTTCGGCTTGTTTTTCAGCGTCGCCTGCATTTATAGCTAATTTTAATTTATCTTTAGCCGTAGAAATTTGTGACTCAACTCTATTTTTAAATTCATTTATATATCCATCATCTAATTTGGTGAGTTTAGTTTCATTTTCTTTTAATCTTTGTTGAACGGATTTTGCATACTCTGTAGCTGCTTTTTCTCGTCTTTCCGCTTCTCTAACTTTCCATGTCAGGCGATCAATTCTTTTTTGAACACCTTCACTAACAGTATCTAATTCATCTTTAGATTGTTGAGTTGTGTTAACTTCTTGTACGGTAGTATCTTCTTGTACTTCCACTTTGTCTTCTTCTTTTTTTTCTTCAACAGCAACATTAACGGACGGCCCTGATGTGTCAATATCGACAATAGGCTTATCAACGTTGTTATTGATAGATGGTTGTGCTTCTGGCATAGTTATACTCCTCTATGATTATGAGTGCAGAGATGCATTTAACACATCTTCTGGACTGTCAACAACGCCGAGTATTTCATCATCATTTAAGATACGAAGTTCCCCGCCGTCAATTTTTAATCTTGAACCAGCATATCTGGCAAAGATTACCCAATCTTTTTCCTTGCACCAAGGACCAGTTGGAAATTTATTTTTATCTTCATAAGCCATGGGTCCTAATTTCAGAACAAGTCCTACATTAGTTGTCCATTGTTGCTCTTGAACAATATTATCAGATAGTAGCACACCTCCTTTGGTTTTTTCAACACCTTTATGAGGTAAAATGACAATTCTCCATCCTGTTGGATCAGGAATTTTAGCCATCTCATCTTTTTCTTTTTCTTTTTCACGTGCAACAGCTACGTGTTCAGGTACTATTAATTTACTCACTGTCTTCCTCTCTTTTCATAATGTCTCTAATATCTTGCTCTAAACCTTCTAAAGCATGAAATTGACCAATTAAATGATGGTATTTATGTAAGGTGTCAACCCCTTGCATTGTATTTTCTGCAATTTGTTCTTTTTTATTTCTTATCGATCTATAAATTAATTCAGCTAAATTTAATCCATCCATTATTTTTTCCTCTTTCTAATACGTAAGCCCAAACGGATACGACGTCTATTTCGTCTTTTTTTGGATCCAATTTTTCGGCGTCCCCTATGTTTTTTAGGATAACCCATTAACTAGAAGCAATAAAGACCTCCACATCGATCGTGTTAGAAGCATTTGCCGTATTTGCGGTTATAGTTGTTACATTAGCTAAACTGGCCGTTCCGACGGTTCCACTAGCTACAGCATCAATAGCTGTTTGCGGTTGAGAAAGAATGAAAGATCTTCCCCAATCGAGATATACCCATACATTTTCAGCCGCACCACCCAGGTTAATATTAACTGGATTAGCGTCATCTAAATTTGTAATGCGCACATATTTAACATTTGATGTTACGAATTGTCCTGCAGCCGGAGCTGTCGAAAATGTGGCCAACGTAATATCCGTGTTAGCCGTTAAATTCATAATACGTTTCGATACCTCATTGATACCGGTAATAGGAACAGAGTTTGATGATCCATGATCTTCACCATTGAGTATCACGTTCTCTGTCACCTGAACGTTTAATGTTACATTAGCAATCGTACTTGCCATTATTTATGCTCACAGTTTTTACAATCACAACTGCTGCATGATCCTCCATTGGAACAATGACATGCGTGACCACAATTTTCACAAAGATCGTTCATTATCAAACGTTAATCTTTCCACCACCACGTGGTTTTCTTTTTTTGCTACCCCATTTACCATAAGATTCATCCCTTGATGCTTTAAGTTGTTTTTTAGTACGTTTTTTTCTTCTACGCATAGCAATAGATTCATCTTCTCTAGCTTTGTAGCCTTGTTTTTTCTTTCCTACTTTTCCACCTTTGGCATAAGTAGTTGTAGTTTTTCTTCTTCCAGGCATAATTACTCCTTGCCCTCTAGTTGTTACACTACCAACCATACTCTCTCCTATTTAGTTAA